GTCAACAATCTGACCTAGCACCTCCTGCTCATACAGCTTGCTGCCCTTGTACTGCTCTAGCTGGTTCTTAAACGTGGGCGCTAGGTGGGCAGCGTTCTCATAGGTGCTGGCACGGTCAATCACCACGTCGTCACCCTCGCGCCCTACTAGGTCAAGTATCAAGTCCTTCGGGCGCGGCGTCGTTGTCACAATGACACGCGGTTTATCACCGAGACGTAAGCCCATCATCATCATGTCCCACGCCTCGCCAACACCGAGGTACTGGAACGCAGCCAACTCGTCACACCACGCGAAGTGGAACTGCGGGCCACGAAGGCGCTCATATGAGTCAGCGCTAATGCCACGGATGATAGAGCCGTTGCGCAGCTTAATCTGGTGGTCTTGCTTATTGTAGTCAACCACTAACTCTTGCGGGATGCAGGCCAGTAGACCTGACTGCCCCTCAAAGCAGGTGAACTTGATGTCGTTACTCGTAGGCGCTAGAACTAGGCAGCGGCTGCTTGGGTGCGTCCACGCCCACCACCACAACGCCTCGGCTGCGCTCCGAGTCTTGCCTGCGCCACGCCCTGCCAACATCATCCAGACTGTGTAGTCATGTTCTAGTGGGGGCGGTATCTGATACTTGTGAGCGCCAGCCACCCATGTGGCGTGCGCGATGTATGCAATGCGGTCATGCTCAGGCTCGGCGTTGAACTCCGCCTGCACCTCTGGGTCGGCTAAAAACTCAGCCAGCACGCTTAGTCATCTCCATGTTACGGATGACTTCAAGGAACTTGTTAGCGTTGGCGTCCTCAGTCTTAATAGCTGCGGCTCCCTCCACGCCGTGCAGTCCTAGCTTGTCGCCGTACTTAGTAGGGTGGAACTTAGCCAGCAACTTCAAGCGCGTCTCAATGCGCAGCTTGCGGTGACCAAGCATATCCTCGATGGTGGTCGCCGTGCCTTGGTCAGTCATCACCTGCTTCTGCCCGAACTCCATGTTGTCAGCAATCAGCAAGCATTCCTCAGCAATGGCGTCATATCCAATATCGCGTGCGCGTGCGATGGATGCGGAAAGAGCTTCGTCGCGCCCCATCCAATCGTAAACTGTTCTCCACGCAGGGAAGCCGTCGTTCTCTCTGCATATCTGTCTTAATGGTATTCCCTCGCTTAGTTGCTCACATATGATGCGGGCTATTTCAGGGTCGTATTTTGACGGGCGTCCTGTCTTCTTAGGAGGTTTTGCGGGCGCGTGAGTCTTACCCATTGGCTTAGTAGTCTTGGATGCCTTAGCAGGCTTCTTGGCGGTTTCTGGCATAACCCATAATCCCCATATGTGGAGTGAACGAATGAACGTAGTGTATTCGATTCGCTTTCGGTTTGCCAAGCTGGTTACGATTATCCAGCGCGTATGTCGATGCTACACATGGGCCTACACCGACTTCGGACTGTAAACTTAAATCAAGCCTACTGTAAACTTAACCAACACGGCTGACCACTGCTCTTTTCCCGTCTTGCTGCCACCAGCCTTCCTAGGTGCTATGGTCTCCCGCTTCTGGGTGAAGTCCGCTTTACGTTTTCGCGTCCAGCAGTAGTCATGCGTCTTGGCTCCGCTTTCGCGGAAGCTGTAAACTTATTTTGCTATTGTAATTTCGTTAAGAAAATCTTTCGCCTCAACTAGCCAATTAGACAAGTCTGGATGATTGAAGAATTCAAACGGGTTAATCTCTTTGCCGTTGGTACTGTCATCAAAAGCATTGACAATACGTTGTATAAGTTCAATAGATGGATTCATGATTTCCTTTTTTAATTCGCTGAAACCGACTCGGTTTTATTTCGCTTTCGATTCGTCACAGAGTCGCTTGACATATGCGCTGACATCTTGTTTAGCGCACTCTTTCTCGTCTAACTCAAAGTCAGGAACCCAAGCCATTAAAACCAAAACGGCTAGGAACATTATACTAATTGCAGCCTTCTCAAACAAGGTTTCTTCTCTCATACGACCTCCTCCACGGTCACGCGATACTTCGTGCCGTTGCGGTCTTCAACTAAGATAACCTTCTTTGTACTAGCAAACGCGCCTGATGCTGTCAAATCGTACTGTGGCTTGCTCACGCTAGACAGCAGCTTCTCTGTGTCGTTAGCCTTCAGTTCCTTGCTGATTGTGTGCGCAATGTAATCGCAGTACACAACGTAGGATTTAGGCAAGTTGTCAAAGAACTTGCTAACGATAGTGTTCATAGTGTCAAAGTGATTCATGATTAAGCCTCCGCCATTTCTTCTAAGATTTTTTCTTCGATGTCTTTTACTTCTGCCGCATTAATTATTGCATCTAGTTCTGGCGCTGGCGTACCGTCAGCGTGTAACAAGTTAAACTGGATTTCATAGTATCCGTAGTAGTCCACGTCGCTGTCCCAGCTATGGCGGTTCGGCGGGCTTTCATGGAAGTAAGTCACGTTGATGATTACCTCGACTGGCTCTGGAAGCTCCGCTGCGTCGAGCGTATATTCGATTTGGATTGGTTTCATGATGCCTCCACTAGCGTATAGGACTCAGGTGTACGGCACTCAGGGCAGATGTCTAACGTGCCGTCTGAGGCTCCGCTTGTATCGTTAACCGTCTCAATCTCATCTTCATGCATAACGTAATCGCAGCAATCGCATTTGTAGTATTTGTCCATGATTCGCTCTCTTTCGCTGTTAACTGACTGTGCGGTTTGCTGTGTCAGTGGTTTAATTATCAGTTAAACGATTAGGGGCTGTCAACCCCTCTTAATAAATATTTTTACTTTATTTTGGGAGGTATGCAATCCACTCCCAAGTGGTGTCTGAACCGCAGGTCATCTGACCCATACAGAAACATACTGGCTCGGTAAATGTAACCTCGTTGCCTTGACGGTCTTCCACTTTCGTGGCAACAGACCATGTTGTATCTTTAGAATTTTTTGGTAGGACGCAAGAAGCGCCGCCAATGTTTGAGTAAGCGAAGAAACGTGGGACTTCGGTAATTTGTTCACCACGTTTGCCTGTTGCTGGGTCAAATTTAAAAACTTTCATGATTCGCTCCTGATTCGCTGTCCTGACCAATGTGTCAGTAGGTGTAACTTTAACTTAAACAATTAGGGGGCGTCAACCCCCTTTTGCAAATATTTTTAATTATTTTTTAGGGCTTTCCCTAATGTCTTTCAGGGTCATACCGTAGTTGTCGATACCCTCTGGAATTACTAAGTCTGGGCGCAGGCTCAAGCCATTATTCTTAAATGGGGCGTAGTCAACACGGTGATGCCAGCGGTTAAACTTCCAGACCACCTCAGCCACGTCAGGGTGCAAGCGCTCTAGCATCTGGGACTTTGGTAGCGTTCCCTCCTTGGCATAGAACTCGTCGGTGTTGCCGCCTGCCATTGTCTGGGTGGTAGCCTTTTCCTGTAGGAAAGCATTGAACTGCACGGTACATAGGCCAGCCTTGAGCGCCCGCAGGGATAGGTCAGTATCTTCGTTGTAGCGCCCACGCCAGCGCATTGGCAGGCTGTTGTCGATAAGCAGGCAGGAGTAGATGCGGGTATTCATTACAAACGCAGGTAGCGGCTCTTTAGCCTTGGCAAAGAAGTCGTAATTGAAGCCAGCAATGGCGACGTTCTCGTAACGGTCAACGAAGTCTTCTGCCGCCCTGAATATCGTGCCAGAGGTAACCTTAACCATCAAGTTGCGGTTGAGCCTATTGAAGCTGGCTATGTTGTCGTCCATGACCCAGTGGCGTGCCGCGCCCTGAGCGATGCTATGTTCCCAGCAAAAGTTTCTAGCCGCACCGGGGCCTTTTCCACGCGCCTCACCAACGTCATCACAAGTGTCATAGTCCCGCAGGTACTCCGTAGGCAACACCAAAACCTTCGCAGGGTCAATCACGCTGGCATAGTCATAGCACTCATGCGGCTCCACCACGATGTAGTACGGCACGCTAATACGTTCCAAAGCCTTGCTTGTCAGGCGCGTCTTCCAGCGCCCCTTGGATACGATGTAGACAGGGTACTTAGGATTCATCAACGTACCTCAAGTGGGACGCCCTACGGAACTCAGCGAAAGGAAACCAGAGCGCCTTCTGCTTAGGTGTGATGACCTGCCCTAACAGCTTCGCGAACTCCTGCACGTCCTCTTCATTCTTGAAGCGGACATTGATAGCGCGAAATGGCATGAGGTCTTCCTGAAGGAACTCAGGCATACCCTGCCATTCTTTTTGCCAGTCAAAACTTTCGTAACCAAACAAGTCTTTCATTCTGGCCTGCCCTCCACCTTTAGGTATTCCAGCAACTCTTTCAATGCAAAAGTATTGTCTGGATATTTTCTGATGTAACTTTCAATTTCGTAAAGAACGTAATTAAAGCCGTCGTTGAAACCACCGATGTATTCTGACTGTAGCTTTTCCATATTCGATTCGCTTTCGATTTGGTTGCGGGGGCTTTCGCCCCCTTTGTTCAATCTGCCCGTGAGCCTGCGTAGCACTCAATGCCGTGCTTGTTTAGTACCGCAGCAAAGGCTTCTGCGCCCTCTTCTTTGATGTCCATTGACTGAGTGAAGTTGCCTGCTGGGTTCCAAATCGACCAGCCTTTTCTCCAGTGCTTGCTGCCTATATCATTCTTTTTGCACCAGTTAACAAATGGTGTGCGGGCGCTTGGGAAATCAACCCATGCAAAGCCGCAGTACGCTGGCTCACCATGCTTTGTAAAGTATTCAAGTTCTGCCACCTTGGCGGCAGTCAATGCTTCTTCGTAGATTGATTGAAAATTCATGATTGCCCCCTGATTAACGTGAAGTTACTTTGACGCTGAACACAGCGGATGTCTTTGTGTATGCAGCCAACTGCTCGGCAGTTACACCGATGTCAGCACACAAAGTCTTGTAGTCAACAACCGAACGGTTGGACTCGATATACGTTGCCTTGAAAAGATTGCCCTCTACTACCTTTGCACCGCCTAAGCTGGCGCTGTCTTTGATGCTGTCTTTGATTGCGTCGGCTTGCTTAGTCAGGTCAGCGATTTGAGCCAAGAGGTTGCCGAGTGTGTCTACTGATGTCAGTTGGATGTCGTTTGATTTCATGATTCGCTTTCGTTGGTTACCTGACTCAGCACCATTACTGTGTCAGTGGTGTAACTTTAACTTAAACGATTTATCGCTGTCAACCACTTTTTTAAAAATATTTAAAATATTTTTGATGGGTTACAAAAAAGCAACTTATTCGACCTCAACCTTATCGCCTTCAAGCAATTCCAGCGTATCTTTGAGCAGGTCAGCCTCGTCGTAGCCATAGTGCTTAACGAACCCCTTAGTCCCAAGGCCATGCAAGCCCGTAGCGCCTCTGTGATGCTCAGGGCAGAGAGGTATAACACTCATGTGGCTAGAGCGCCCCCAGCCCCCCGCCAAACGCCTTGGATGGTGCAACTCCGCAGGCGTACCCTCGTACCCCATACGACGACAAACGGCGCAGCCTAACGCTGATACAGCGCTCATGTGCTTCTTTTCCTTCAATGTAGTCAAGCGTCTTCCTCCTTAAAATAACTAATCAATTCAGCATTTAATTTAGCCTGCGCCCACTTAGTTGGGCCAGACAGTTGCATCAGAGCCAGAGAGAACTGCACAAAATTCTGTAGCTTCTCTAATTCAATCTCGTCAACCTCGCCCTTGCGTATGCTTTCAATCACTCGATGTACGCCTATTCGATTGCCATCGACCACCGCCTGCCAGTCGAAGTCAATCTTTTTCTGCTTATGCATTCTTCTTTTCAGCTTCAAGTTCACGCAAGTCATTAGCCGCATCAGACACGCCATGCCAATCGCATCTGGCTATCATGACGTGCATATATTCAATCAAAATATTTCTCTGTATTTCGTAATCTGAATAATCTTTCATATAGCTTTCTCCCAATAAAGTTCTAACCAATCTTCGTATGCAGCCCAGCACATAAGCCAGTCCCAACTACGTTGATGGTCGTTGATTCGATAATAAAATTCTGCTAGTTGCAGGCAAGTTTCTTTTGGCGGTGGCTTTGAATTCATCACTCCCCCGTTTATTCATTGGATTCTTTTTTAAGCTGCCCAATGCGCAAGCCTGCCTCAAAGCCAGCAAGGTAAGCGCGGCGCTCAACCCAAAATTGATTTGGTTGGTGGCTATGCTCCCATTCATTAAAAGAATCGACGCCAGTCTCCGCCAAAATAATTTGGCGCTTGCGCCAGCCCACTGCCTGTTCGTTGTCTGATTTTGCTGTCAAGGTCATCCTCCACAATGAATAAAACAAAAAAAACAGACCGACACCGAACAAGACATTGTTGTGGATAGCCCAACCAGCAGCCCAGCAAAATACCCATGCCAAGCCGTGGAGGACACCCCATTGGAAAGTATTAAAACGCATATTTGTTTGAGCAAATAACGTCTAACACTACGTCAGCGGTATAACCGTTGACTAAGCGCTTTCCATACACAAGACGAGGGCGCAAGCCAACCTCCTGACAATCCTTAATGGCATCAATCTGCTCACCCCTACTTAACGGTTGAATTTTCTTGTCCATGACTAGGTCTTGATATGTAACCATAGGATGATGCTCCACCACTTTAGGGGAAGAACATCCAGCCAACGCGCTAACCACGCATACTGCGATAAAAATCTTTTTCATATAGTTGCCTTTCCTTCTGCTCTGTTATTTGCTTGCTCTGTACGCCAAATTTCGACACGCAACTCTGCGGCTGTTATGTCCCACTTTAGCTTCTCTTCTATTTCAACTGCGGCTTGCAGCCCCTTCAACAACTCAACCATCTCAGGGTGGGCATATGCTTCACGTTCCTGCGCACCTATTGCGGTCTCCATGCTTCTCTTCATTAAGATACCCTTCAGGCTCTTGCGGTACTGCTCGATGTATGTGCGCTCTGCCTTAGCTTTAGCAAATAACGCAGCGTGTTTCAAGATATAGTCCACCGCCTTATGTGGGTCTCTTTCTTCACTCATAAAAAACCCTCCTCTTTTTTGTGCGAACTCGTATGACTAATAAAACCACAAATATAGCAACACAAATCCAAAACATAAACCCAGATAAAGCCATAAATGACCAGAAAAAATCGCCGAAAGAATCAAACATTTACTCCTCTCCTGAATAAAAACAAAGCCAATGATAAAAAACTAAAAAAAGAATAACTACCCACGAAACTATGCCAGTCACAATTAAAAACAAAGAGCCGACATTTACTATAAATTCCATTACTTACCTCCCTCTTTGATAAAGTCCTTGCGAACATCAATCATTGTTTGCGCTTGCTCAAACGCTTCGTAAGCAATATCAATTTTTGTCTTGCCTGCTTTGTTTGGTTTCTGCATTAAAGCCATCAAAGCAAACATTGCATAGATGTCAATCAGGTCTGGTTCAACAGTCATTTGCGTGCCTGCTCTTTCTTAGCAAGGTAATGTGTAACGTGGTCATGCAACATATCAATTAAGGGAGGCTCTCCCGTAAATAAAAAGTACACCACCACTAGTGAAATAACCCAATTCATAAAATCCCCTCTATAGTTATTTTGACCATACCGCCAACGTCATCTGCCCAGTACACGCGCAGGTCTTCTATCAAAGCATCGTCTTGCATAACGCCAGCGTGAGCCATAGAGTCAAGCAACGCCTTTAAAAGATTATCCAAATCACGGCGACGGCGGTCTGGTCGAAAGCATTCAATCTCTACCTTTACCGCATAGTCAATATGTTTGTTGGCACGCTGTATCAATACTTGGTCTGAAACTGTTTTACGGTACTCACGCCCCCTTGCACTAATAATGGTTCGACCATTAAAGTTGCGCCAATATGTATTGACGGTTGGAGGCCACGGCAATGTAAGCTCAATCATTGCAAAGTCTTTCTGGTTTCAGCAAGTGAAGATAGTTGTAAGCTCATCAACTCATCACGATGTAAACTTACTTGTATATACAATGCGTGCAAATTCTCAATACCTTTTTGCATTCTTTCTAATTCATTAGCTGCTTGCAAAATAACTTCTTTGGGGCAGTATTCATGATTCAAACGCAAATCTTCAATTAATAATTTAATTTTGTAATCATTCATTTCCACTCTCCTTCAATTCCTCGGTTGCCTTTTGCCCACTGGTCTCTAACATCTTTCTCAAGTCGCGACTTGGGATGAAGTTCATTCCATCCTTTGTGATACTTCCCAAACTCGTCACTGTAACCGTGGAGCCAACGGTGTGCGCTATCGCGATTTTCAATCCGCATTGCGATAACGTGTCGAACGAGACAGCGGTGACGATGTTCATCTTCCCCCTCGCCTTCTTTAAAGACATTCAAAACCTTCCGCCACTATCAAACGCCATCGGTATCGAATCGTGATTCTCTACAAATTGCTGACTGTCTTTTAAATACCAAAGCGAATACCAATCTTCTGACTCACCGTTGCGCTGCTTCTCGCACATCAAGTATGCATCTGGAATCATCATGTCAACGCTTCCGTTCTGCGCCTCATGTTCTTTCTTTTTGTTACGCCAAACCATCAACACGTTATCTACTTGGTCGCTGATTGAGCCTGAGCCTTTAATGTCATTCTTGTTTGGTTTTATTTCTTCGCTTTGCAACTTACGGATGTGGTGAATCAAATGCACATGGACATTGTGGTCACGCGCTAATGACGTTAACTCATCAACAAAAGACTTCTGTGCGTTGTAGTCATCCTCACCTGATACGCACTTCATGAGTGAGTCAATAAAGATATGCTGAACGCCTAACTCAATTGCGCTATATCGTGATACCGCAATAACCTGCTGCGCTGTCACCGTACCCTGCTGGTCATACAGCCACAGATTTGCATGAGCAAAATTTCTCATGCGTAAGATTAAAGAAGACAAATATCTATTCTTTTCGATGTAACGAGGCGCATCAATGTTTTCGCCTGCGAACTGACGAAGCATACGAAACAGCGTGCGCTTGGGTTTCATCTCAAAAGAAGCAATCATTACCTTCTGACCTTGCTTGATTAAACCCATAGCAATCTGACCAGTCACCATTGACTTGCCACCACCATTACCGCCTGCGTATAAAGTCACCTCGCCTGCACGGTATTGAAAGCCTGCGTGAGTCTTTGACCAAGGCATAGTCTGATAAGCCTCAACTACTGGACTGGCAATCTCAGCTTCAATTTCATCTAAGAACTCGCCTGCGCCCTTAACCTTCTGGGCAACATCATTAGCCTTGAGGTACTTCTCAAAATCTACCTCGTCAGGGCGCACGATACGAATGCGACGAGCTTCGTCTAATTCCTGCGCTCTTTTTTGTATGTCAGACGTTTGCATATTTAATTACCTCTTCAATTCGCTTTTGGGACAACTTCATTCGCTCTCTGTCGGTCTCGCTTAACTTCTTGCCTTGGCTCAAGTCATAAGCACATACGGATACCAGCAGCGCCTCAAACGAAATAATTCGCATCAGGTCGCTTGCATAAAATGAAGGCTTCATACTCTTCTTGCCTTCGACTGGATACTCGCGGCGCTTATCGTCAGGCGGAAACAAGTCAGTCAAGTCCATGCCAAGCGCCTGCACAATCATCAATGCCTCGCAGCCTGCAAAGCAGTGAATTAACACCCGCCCATCTTCCGTCTCACGAATTGCAAGAGATGGCCCTTTGTCATTGTGCGCAGGACAACAAGCCGTCCAAGAACCATTGCGCCCCTTGACCTTAGTCAACATTCCTAACATCCGCTCGACTGATGTCATCTCTGCCCCCTTTCGCGCACATAATTAGCTGCGTGATGCCAATAATTATTCAAATGCTTTACTGCTTCATGCCGCTTCATAAATTCTGTTGCAATAGCCTCGCGTTCTGTTGCTACAATGCTGCGCTCGTACTCCGTCCAGTGGTCTTGAGTCCATGTACGGTTTCGCTCTGCTGCTGCGACTAACTCTCCAAATTTCCACAATGGGTCATAGCCACTAGAATCATTTGCATAATCCCAGCCAGCCTCCCGCGCCATGCGGATAAGGTCATCTCTAGTCATATAACCTTCCTTCCAATTGAAACCGAATCGGTTACTGAGTCATCTTCCCAGCGCCTTTGATTGATGAACGTAAGTGGTGCAGGCTCAAACCCAGAAACCCACTGCTCAGAAGCCTTTAAACGGGTCACCACGGCGTTTATTTTGTCGGCTAAGGGGTCTAGTGCTTGACGCTCCCATTTCGCCTTACAGGCGTTTTTAGCGACTTTGCGTTTTGACGTAGGCCAGTTGTTCCAAAACTCCTCAAACCGCGACGCAGTCGGTGAAACCGACGTAATGGTTTTTATATTCTTCTTCTGTATCTGTATCTTCTTAGGGTTATTGTTCGCTTTCGTTTCGGTTTTCGATTCGCTTTTCAACGGTCTGCCGCCTCGCTTTCCAAGCTGTCGATTATTCTCAACTTGATGTTGATACTTCGCAATTTCGACATGACAACGATGGTTGTAATACCCATTTTCGGTATGTTCGAAGAACTCATTCAAAACCGATTCGGTTATGTCTAAATCTAGGCGTATTTTTCTCGCAACCGATTCGGTATCGAGTGGGATAGCCTTCTCGCTCATGTAGTACAAATCAAGCAGGCGTCGGTACGCCAAATCCTCAGCATCTGACAGGTGAACTGTGTGCGTAAGGTAATCACCGATGTGAAATTTGTACCATATCATTTCGCTGTCTTTCCAAATATGTCAGGACGCAATTCCGCCCTCTTCACTTTCCTACCTGTATGCAACTCAATGTCGCGGGCTAGTTCTGGGCTAGGTAGTTCTCGCCCTGTAACAATCAATGAAAACCACGTCTTGCTTATGCCTAACTTACGGGCTAACGCTATCTTCGTCCCCCTTGGTTTGTCCTTAAAATATTCTTGAAGTGTCATCACAGTCCTTTCTTGGTTAAGTGGATATTACACGAAATAAAAATTTTGTACAACGCCAAATTAAACATGATAAACTAAAGCCTGTTTAACTTGAAAGCGAACTTATGGACAGAGAATATGAAATGCATCAACTGATGCTTGAGAGGCAGCAAATGCTTGAGGAAGCCATAGAGCGGGCTGAGGCAGGGATTGCGGTGCAGGATGATTGGGACATCATCCGTTATGAATGTGGGTTGCCCAAGAAACGACCCATAGTAACTTTAGAAACTTTATCAATTAGGAGCGAATAATGGCTTTAATAGCGAAAGAAAGCGGCGGCGGCGGTGGAGACTTCACCCCAGTGCCGCAAGGAATGCACCTTGCACGGTGCTACCGAGTTGTTGACTTAGGAACCCAAGAGTCAACGTACCTTGGAACGGTCAAGCATCTACCCAAGGTTATGTTGCAGTTTGAGGTACACGGCGAAGATGACGACGGCAACCCAATTGTTACCGCCAAGGGCGAACCAATGTCTATCAGCAAGAACTTTACGCTGTCGTTAGCGGAGATGGCAACGCTGCGCAAAGACCTGCAAACATGGCGTGGGCGCGAGTTTACCCCTGAAGAGTTGCGCGGCTTTGAACTCAAGAACGTGCTAGGCGCGTGGGCAATGATTTCGGTTATCAAGGCTATGGGAAACAATGGCAAGGAGTACACCAACATTGCAGCCATCATGTCTGTGCCACCAGCTATTAGAAAAACTGGAATACCTCAAGGTCATAACGACCTGAAACTGTTTTCTATTGATGAGCCTGACATGGAGTTGTTTAACAGCTTCAGTAACGGCTTGAGAGAAAAAATCCAGAAGTCCCCAGAGTGGCAGGCGCGAGGTGGCTCAAGCGCTCCAGTAACCGCTAAGGCAGCTTCTAGCGACTCTGATGACATGGACGACGACATTCCTTTTTGACAATGAGGTTAATGCGTAATCAGCACGCGACGCACGTTGATTTCTTTCAGTTCAAAGGATTGATTGAAACCAACCCGAAAGCGACTCCCTGCAACATCGACATGGTTTTTGAGCGCAAGTGCAAATTCTTTGTCGGAGAGTGGAAGCGGGAGGGTGAGGGCATAAGCCAAGGACAGGGGCTGTTACTGCGCAATCTGGCAAAACAACCTCAGTTCACCGTAGTCATTATCCAAGGCAACACGGACGGTGACACGGTAGTCGAGAAGTTTGAGCAACTCTGCTCAGACGGTCGTTTTAGAGTGCGCGGCAAGTCTTTTGACGACCTCAAGAAGTTTGTCACGCGCTGGTACAACTGGGCGGATGCCCAAGAATTTTCTTAGGAGAAAAAAATGTCAGAAAGAATTCTTATTGATATTGCAGTTGATGAGTTTGAGTTTGTAAAAGCAGCTATCTCTTTTAAGGCTCGTTACTTAATTAGTTATTTGGATGATTGTAAAAAAAATGCCGAAAAGCCAGATGCGGTAATCAGTCATTTTGTGGAAGTTAAAAAAACTTATCCTCCGCATACACCCAAACGTCGCGGTCGCCCACCCCTTAACAAAACAGCGAAGAGAAAAAGCAAATGACTTTAACTACCCCAGCGATTCGCGCAAGCGAAAGCAACCACTGGTACACCCGCGACGGCGTGCCGCAATATACTGTGCCATCTAAGAAGGACGGGTCACCACGCAATACCACCCTTAGAGACGCACGCACAATGAACCTAGTACCCTCAGTGACCACGGTGCTAGGCGTGGCGGCTAAACCAGCCCTTCTGGCGTGGTTGCAACAACAGGTTTTGCTTGCAGCGCTAACCCTTCCCCGCCGCCCCGACGAGCCTGAAAAGGAATATATCGACCGAATCATCAATGATTCCAAAGAGCAGGGTCGCTCGGCGGCGGATGCGGGAACTGACATCCATGCATCTATACAAGGCTACTATGAAGGCAAGTCCACAGGAAAGCATCAAGAGTCCGTTACAGCTTGTTCTAAAGCAATCTACGACCACTTTGCCGAGCAAGATTGGGTCTCCGAGCGTTCGTTTGCACATGAACTTGGTTTTGGAGGTAAGTGCGACTTATTTTCTGGGGACGGAGAAGGCATCGTCATTGACATCAAAACCAAAGAGTTCTCAGACCCCACCAAGGTCGATGGATACGACGAACACCTTATGCAACTCTCCGCCTACCGAGTTGGTCTAGGCATCCCCAAGGCACGTTGTGCCAACGTCTTTGTTTCTCGTAGCGTTCCAAACCTTGCGGTAATAAAAGAGTGGAGCGCAGAAGACCTCGACCGTGGCTGGGAAATGTTCACCCACCTTCTATACTTTTGGCAACTTAAAAACTCTCACAAATAAGGATTGAAAATGTTAAGTGAAGACATCGTTAAGCAAATCTTTTTTCAAAGCGACCGCCCTCGTAAAGACCCGCTTATGGCAGACGAGGTAGACATCTTGCAATTTGCGCACAACATTGAGCAATATGTAGCGGTGGAGTACGCCCGCAAAGAACACGCCCGCTGCGTAGAAATTGTCAAAGACATGAACCGCAATGTTGGCGAAGCATTAGAAAACCAACGCCCAAAATAAAAAAAAGCCCCCCGTAATAGGGGGGCAAAGAAGGAGAGCGGCAACTGCTCCTCATGAATCATTGTTACTCGTCTGGCTGTGCGTCTTTCAATAAGAACCTTCCTGCCTCAAACAATCCAAGCGCACCCGCACCAAGCGCACCAGCGCCTCGCACACGCTTCAAAGTCTTACCCGCTGGGGGTACAAGCATAGCGCCAGCAGCGCCCGCTTCTAGAGCCTTTAAAACGGCTTCGCTAGTGTCGCCAGCCTTGAACCGTTCTAACGCTTCCTGATAACTCATTACGCCAAGAGTTCCTGTGACTCCGCCAACAACGGTTCTTGGCAACGCACCTATTTTTGCCGACTTATAGCCAGCAACATCAAGAGGTCGAGTCAAAGCACTTGGCTGTTCGTTTGCCCGCGCCAACTTGCGACGAGCAATTTCAGCATCGGCTTCAGCTTTAGTCAGCGCACGTTGTAAAGGTCGCGCCTGTCTTAACTGCCCAGTAAGGGCGTTATGCTGTTGACCTGCCTGCGAACGCTGTTGACGTAAATTTTCTAATTCAGCCTCGCGGGCAAGGCGTTCCATTTCTAACTGACGCACTTGCGCTGCCTGCATCAAACGAGCCTCTTCGGCTCGACGATTTAATTCTTCTTGATTTTCATTAGCGCGTCGCTCTTCATCAGCCTGACGTTCTGCCACGGTTTCTGGAGGTAGCGCCAACTGTACGCCACCCTCAGTACGAGCCAAACCATATTCACCCAAACCAATACGTTTAATTTTTTCAAGATTTTCTAAATCTTTATTAATTAAAAATTTACCGCCTTTTGGGTCGTCTGCCGTTTTATTAGTCGCCATATCAAGAATGGCTTCTGGCATTTCGTGAGTTTGACCTGCCTCAGCAATAGTCCAATTCCTAACGCCAGAATCGCCTTCAACTTTTGGCCCACTCGCTCTACCAGAACGAGCGTTTGTGCGAGTGTTTGAACCTCCAAGAATACTTAAAGAATCTTCAATTGGTGAGCCAAATATTGGCTGGTCTGAACCTAAAGGAGCAGTCCGTGGTAAACCGCGCAAACGAGCCTCAGCTAAACGCTGCTCATTTCTAAGGTAATCAAGGTTGCCCTGACTTTGTTGGAAAGCGCTCTCAAGATTTTGTACGCCCTGTGGAACAAACTGTTGCACATTACGACGCGCTAATTCCAACTTGTCTTGAGCCGTTAGGTTTGCCTCTTGAGCTTTACCTGTATCAATCTTTACAGGCATTTCAGGGTTTGTCAGTGGCGGCAAAAACAAGTTTGCAGCCGCACCAGCAACACCACCAGCGATGGGTATTTCTCTTTGCTCTTCATCGGTAGTTGTTGTAGTAGTGTTACCTTCTGCTTCTTTTAATTTTTTATTTGTTTCTGCAAATTCATTTTTTAAATCAGCAAACGGGCTAGTTGATTTTGCTGCATCTGCCTCGCCTTGGGCTGGCAAAAGACCAGTCTCTTTGTCGTCATCTAAATTAAAGTTTTTGGAAATACGCAAAGAGTAGTTGCGAGTTTCTTCTGGCAACGAAAGAATTGCTTTATCTGGGTCTGTCTCGTATGACTTAATAAAAGTCGATACAGCTTTGGGACTTGCGTTATACAGCGCAACAGCAGTACGAGGGCTTTTGTATTGCGTCAGCAAATCTTTAAGAATAAAAACGCCACCCTTGATATTGCTGTCTTCATCGGTAGGGTCAATATCAAGATTAAATTTCTTGTTATATAGATTTGCAGTATCAGGCATAACTTGCATTAAGCCCATTGCACCAGCAGGCGACTTCAATACCTTGTCCCCACTGTAATGAGAAAACTTACCGCCCGTCTCAGCTTCAGCAATAGCAATTACTAATTCAGGGTTGACGCCTTGGCGCTCCGCTTCCGCAGCAAGTTTAATTACTACTTCTTGCTGTGACTTTGAAAGAGCGTTAAATTTTTTCTCATCCATGTTATTGACCCCCGCGCTCTCTTTGTAAGCGCTTCAAGCGTTCAGAATAAGTTTCACCCCTTGGAGCCGTGGTTGTTGAAGTGGATGGAGTTGTTGTTGTTGAAGCCGCTGCTTTGCCTTTACCTTTAGGCGACAGCAAGTCCAAATTGCTTTGACGCATTTCATCAAGAGTAGTCTTATAGTCTTTTTGTAGAGCCTCAAAGTCTTTATCAAAGAGGAATTCGTTGTAAGACATATTCTTATTCTTTTTGTTCCACATTTCTGCGGCTGCTCTGTCAAATGCACTTTGCGCTTTTAGTGCTTGAGACTTCAAGATAACAGCACGCGCTGAGTCTGAAGGCAATGCATAAATACCACCAAGCAACTTAGTCTCGTAGTCGGACATTGAGCCTTCGCCCGGTGTTCTATTCAACTGACGTCCTCTGGTTTGCAACTCAGAACTCTTCTGCGCAAACATTTGCAACGCAGTCAAATCTTCTTTAGTTAAATTGTACCCGCCAAGTTTGTCAGCAGGGATACTAATATTAAAGTTACCAGTATTAAGACCCTCTTGCGCAGCACGCATAACAGCGCCAGCAATACCGGGTTTATTCATAATCTCAAATACGCGAGGATTATTGGTTGCGTAACCAATCATATCGTCAGCAGTATTTGAGTTTGCAAATGCTATGCGACCAGAAGATACAAGTCTACTAGCCGCTTTTTCCGCATCTTCAGCACGAATTTTTGCCGTCTGAGTTGCAGTTTCTTCTTCCGCTTTCATTTCAGATGACGTTTTAGAACGAGGAATTGCAGATGGTGAAGAATCTGTTCCATCAGCTTTCTTTGGCTCAATCTTGCGACCACGAACTTGCTCAGGGTCAAGCCAACCCTTGCTGTCATAGAAAGTGAGCAGTTCTTGCTCGTCACCAGAAGCCATAAATTTATCAAGAGCAGCTTGGTATTGTTTGGTGTCTGCGTAAGTCATTTCTCGTTCAGTACGGAGACCGCGAGGAATAACTTTTCTAGTTGTCTGTTGCAATTTCTCTTGGTCAATACCTAACCGCTCTCGGTCAATGCGATTCTTTTCTTCGCCTTCTTGAGACTTGCGAATTTCTTGCAACGCAGGAAGCATCTTTGGAGCAACCCGATTGGCTAACAATAAAATCTCATCAGTAATTTTAATATTGCCTTGACGCGCAGAATTTAAAACTTGTTGTGGGTTAGGTGCGGTTGCAACGTCAACAGGCGAAGTAGTATTAGGTACTCTTAGTGTTCCTGTTGGTGTTGTTACAGCGCCAGCCGCAGGGGGAGGGGCGCTAGATTTAGGGCCACCCAATAATTTACTTACTAGTTGGTCGCCACCAAGTTGCTGACGGAATTCCATCTCTTTAGCAGCAAGTTCAAGCTCTAGCTTTTGATTTTCGCGCTCATGCAATAATTCTTTTTCAGCCGCTGAACTAGCACCCTCAGCCGCATAACCCAACGATTCACCAAAAGAACCAGTCTTTGTAGGGCGAAAAAAACCCGCCGAAGTCGCCATCAAAACAGGGTCAAACAACTGATTTTTGCGCGTGTCTAAGCCTGCGCGTAAACGCAGAAGAGTTGCATTCATTGCCTCGCGCTGGTCGCCAAGCTCGTCAACAACTGTTTCTTTTAACCCAGTCGGTTTTGATTTGCTTATTTCTTCTAAGTTCTCAGCTTGAATTGCGCCAGTATCCAACTTACCTCCAGCCTGCACAGGAGATTTTGCTTGAGGTGGTTTAGCTTGATTAGACGACGCTTGCGCTAACGGGCTGGGTGGAATTGCCATTCTTTACCTCACTAAGTAGCCATCGGCATCGTAAAAATTTCCGTTGCCGTCGTGATATTCTGCGCCAGATGGAGCCATACCGCCATCAGCTAATCGAACGCCACCTCCATGCGCTTTATTAATTACGCCACCATTAGCTTTTGTTAGGCTTCTCTTATAAGCAGCATCAGCTTCAGCGGCTGCAATTTGCGCTTCTGTCAACCCAGAACTGCTTGGGAATAACGAGGCAACCAAAGAACCTAAGCCAGCGATTTGACTTAAAGGACTGCCTGAATAGCCCTCTGAGCCAGTTGTTTGCGTGACTGTACCCTGCGGGATTTGATAGCCCTGCATGAGTTTTGCATACTGTTGTGCTTGCGCCATTGGGTAGTCAAGCAGCTTTTGACCTTGAGCTTGTTGTTGAGCGCCATAGTCAGACATAGTTTTTAAACCAGCCGTACCTAGCTGTTGTTGCTCTTGACCTAAATTAGTAAACCCTTGACCCGCAGATAAGGCGCGAGACAAATCAGCCTGCGCTTGCGTGCCAGCGGTTGTATATCCTTGCTGTAGCGCTTGCATTTGCTTGCCTAACAAGTCGGCTTGAATGTCGCGCAAAGCGTTACCAGTAACTTGTTGTTGACGACGCGAACCAAATTGACCAGAACCAACAGCCGCCGCACCAAGGTTTGGCAGAATATTCTCTTGAATATTCCGATTACTCAAGCGACCCATCTCGTTCACCACACTTGAGGTGTACGGATTCATGTAGTCAGCAATGACGTCAGGAACGGTTGTAGCGCCCGCCTCGCCTAATAATTGAGAAGCTGCACCTAGCGACCCAGCGCCAGCAAACGCAACGTCTGGAGCCATTTGAAAGGCTTGCTGTTGCAGTGGGCTGAATCCAGCAATGCCACCCTGTTGAACAGCGTTCTGCCCTAAGTTGGCAATATCTTGCAAATAATTGGTATAAAACTCTGGAGCCGTTTGTTGGGCTTCCGTGGTCTTGGTTAGCGCGGGTAGTGGGTCACCCTGAAATAAGCCAGCCATTATTTCGCTCCTTTAAGGTATGAAGTCAACGCCTTGGTTTTTGGCGGTATCTTGTTCAGAGGAGCGGAACGCTTATGAGCGCGAATACCCTCACGGAACTTATCCAAAGCCTGTGCGCCTGCTTTAGTTGAGCCGTTGCCAATCTGCGCAACCGTCTCAGCGTCAATTACATATTCACCGTCAGCAAGCATTGCAGGTATGTCGTCAGACTGACCGTCGCCTTCTCCATGCACCGCAGAGCCGTTACGGAAGTCCATACGGCCCTCAACCATAGGGACGTTAGAAACGTGAGGCAATCCACCCTTACGCATTTGCGGAGGCATACCCTGCTGTTGCGGCATCATGCCCTGCTGAGGCATCCCTTGTGGATTTTGTTGCATCATTTGTGGTGGCATCTGCTGCGGCAAGCCTTGCTGTTGTGCTTGCTCAGGAGGCTTTTGCTGTCCAACCTGAGTCATCATGTCAGGCGAATTCATTGGAGGCTGTGGGCGCATACCCAAGTTTGCCAAGATGTCTGCGGGCTGACCAAACGTGTAGTAAGACGACACAGGTGTAGCCATTGACGACAAGCCACCAGACGCCATTTTTGGAGTCGTTGTTTCGGTCTCATCAACTGGCTCATAACCATAGTCGCCTTCGTTGACAGGGTTGTACCCCGGTGCATTTAAGTTACGCAACAACTCTTCATTAGGCGTGTATTCACCAAGGTCAGTGCCGTAGTCTTCATAACCAACATATCGGGTTGGGCCAATACCAAAATCGGTTGTGCGTGGGTTGATAAGACCAACCTTCGACATATCCAGACCTTGGTTTTGCGCACCAGTACCACCACTAAAATCTTGACCAAGTAATGTAGCAATCAATGCACCAGCGCCAGCAGCACCAGCGGTTGTACCCAACGCACTAGTAATGCCACTTAATGCCTCGTTGCCCAATTTAGAAACAGTGCCAGCGCCTTGTGATAGCGTGCTTCCAAGTTTGTCATACCAAGAACGCTCACCACCACCCGCTGATTGAATTGGGTCGTAAATTAATTCGTCGCCCTGATAATATTGTCCTGAAGGACTAATCACAGTACCGTCAGAAAAATAACGCCAGCCATAACCCTCGTCGCCTTCTTCGGCTGGGTTTTCTATTTCTGTAACAAAGTCACTTGAATCATCATCAGCAGCCGTATTAGTAGCCATAGCTACTGGCGTATCTCTCTTGACCATGTCGGATGTATCAAATGTCTGCCCAACATATTTATCTTGAACTTCGCGGGAAATTTCGTAGCCCATGTCATCAACAGTTACATAATCCCCATTGGAGTCGTAACCACTAAAGGTTCCATCTTCGTTATCAACATAGCCGCCTCCTACATAGTTAGCTACACCGCCTTTTTTCATCATAGTAATTAATCCCCCGCGCTTCCAATTGTAGTCACCATAGTCATAACTACCATAATCTGTATAGTCTGTATCGTTGCCATAATCAATGTAATCAATTTCGTCTGGCAATGGCTGGTCTTCTGTTAATGAATTCCAATAGCTGTCATAGTCAAAATCGGTTGACCAATTACCATTTGCGTCAGCTTCCCATACAGCGCCAGTTTCGTCGTCAATCCAAGTGTTATTTTCAAAAGGATTTGTTTCGTCATAAACTGTTTCGTCAGGTAATGAACCATCAGCATTAGCATACAAAATATAGTCGCCGTTGGAATCCATTGTGTAAATATTTCCATCCTCGTCTTGGAAATATTGAGAATCATATGCAGGCTCTTCTGGTAAAGCATTTATCTGTTCATCAACTATATAATCATCGTCGGTCAAATCTTCATTAGGGGCAGGAGTCTCATCAACCTCAGCCGCACGATAAAGCTCATACGTTCCGTCTGGCATAACTTTGAATACGTTACCCAAAGAGTCTGTTGTGTATTCAACTTCAGTGTCATCTTTAAGAGGAAAAGTTTGACCCTTGTCTACTGGCGCTGTAGGCGTTGTCGGTTTTGTTGGTACTTTAGGTGGCGTTGTAGGCTTTGTAGGAATCTTCGGAATATCTACTACAGGCGGTTTTTTTGTTGGAACAGTAGGAGCCTTCCCGCTGGAAACAGCAGGTTTTTTAGTAACCGACGTTACAGGTTTTGTCGTTGTTGGTTTATTTATTTTGTCAACAATTGCTTTTGTCCCTAAGCCAAGACCAGCGCCAGCAAGCGCAGTTAAAACTTTGTTTGTCGCTGTGTTAGTTTTTGCGGTTGTATTAGTAAGTTTTGGTTTAGTAATACCAGAAGTAGGCGTAGTTATTGATGTCTTAGTGTCAGGCGTCTTAGTAGTAATTGCAGGAGTTTTTGGCGTAGTTGTAGTAGTTGGCTTTGTTGTAGAAGTTGCTGTATTTTTACCATTACTAATATTTGGTTTTTTATTTAAACCTTGAATAATGCTATTCAAAGGAGCGCGGTCAAGCGCCCCAGCATCAGGAATTTGTTTGTTTGACGTGCGCTTTTTTAGAATAGCCATTTTTTATCCTGACTTTTTAAGCATTGAAGTTAAACTCGCAATATCGCTAACTGGCGTTAAATTTGCGGAACTCGATAATTTTTGCGCTGGCGCAGACTGAGGCGCTTTTTGAATTGGCGTCAACTTAGCCACATCCATTTTTATTGGTGGTGGCGTTGGCCTTCTAGGCGCTGCTTTTGCCATCTGTAAACCACTCTTACGAGCAACAACAGGTCTACGAGGAACAGGTTTTTTACCTACTTTAAGCGTAGACTTAACTAAGTTTGCAACATTCGCAACGAGTGGTTTTGTAATATCGTTAGTTTTTAAACCTAAAGAATCGGCCATTTTTTGAGCAGCGTCTTTCATAGACATTGCATTTAACCCACCCGCTGGTTGCTCAGTAGGTAAATCCGATGTCAACAAATTGCCAGCAATAGGCGCTTCAGTAATAGGTAAGTCAGATTTAACTTCTGCTCTAGTAACGTCAAGGTCTTGTGGAGCATCCGAAGCAATAGCTAAAGCGCCTCTAGGTTGCTCTGCTTTATCTTTTTGAGCATCACTAGTAGACGCATAAATATCTAAAACATCACTTGGTAATGCTTCTTCATCCGCCGCTTCAGCAACCTGAGTTGGTTCCGTAGGTTCGGTCGCATTAGCTAAAACGGTTGTATCAATATTTATATCTTCATTTGTATCTTGATTTGTATCTTCACCAAGCAAATCATAAAAATTTTCTACAGTATCTGCTTCTGGAGCATTAGCTAATATATCGTCAGACAATACAGAAATATCTGAAACGGCAGTCTCGCCGCTAGTATCTTGATTATTAAAATCTGAATTGTCAGATAAAACATCAGTCAAACTAGGTGTAGTTTCTTCTGATTTGGCTTCAGCCATGCCATCAAATCCAAGATTTGAAACGGCAACTTGATTAACAAGTTCGTCAGGAATGCCTGCGCCTTCTGCTGTGCTTTCAACCGCATCTGCAATTAAACTGTCCTCACCATCTTCTTTACCCCATTGAGTTATTGCAGATTTAAATTGTTCATCAATACTTGCGTTTAACGAACGTGCGCCATAATCAACCCCAGAACCAACAGCGCTGTTAGTAAATGACGTAAGGAAGTCACCCCTGCCAGTAATCTCAGCATTTAAACCAGCAGATACCGCCCTTGTTCCTGCGTTGTATACAGCAGTAGCATCTCGTAAATCCAAGCCATTGTTCTGCGCCATTGCAATTACATCAGGCTTAACGTAGTTACCAACCTCTCTTACACCGCCAGACACCAAGCTACCAGTAAAACCGCCAGCAAATCCGTCGTTAAAATCACCGCCCCTAACTTCAGAAATTGTTCCGTTAACAAAACCATTGCTAATTGATTCGCTTGCAACTCGCGAAAATCCTTGGTTCATACCAGCATTAATAAATGATGAATTCACAGTAGAAGACAGAGCATTTCCAACTTGGGGCGCGTAATATGCTGTGCCTGCTGACAAAGCAATGTCTTGAAGGTCGCCGCCACGCGCAGCAGTAATTGCAGCCATTGTGACTGCTGGGGGGATGCCAACAAAAGTACCCGCATAAGAAAGCAGCGTTGGAAGCGGGTCTTCAATTACCGCTTGAACAGTATCAACAACATTTTCAACGACGTTCTCAACAAAGTTACCAACTTCTTCAACAACGTCGCCAACCGTTTCAACAACGTCGCCGATAAAATCGCCAACACCTTCAACAACGTCTGAAACAAAATCGACTACTGCGCTCATTTTTATGCCCTCTCAGCCCGCTTTGGGCCTAGCTTCACGGTGACGCGAAATCCGTTTTTTGTTCTTACAGCCTTGTATCCCATACCCTCTTGCGGAGGATTGCGACCAATAGCTTTAAAAATATTCATAATCGTTGGGTCTTCAAAATCGCTTACTAGGGTGTCAAAACCCATTTTGTATGCGGCTTGGATAAACGCATATGAACTCTCTAGATAATTACGGGCTGTGTCTGCATTTAATGCACGGAAGATTCCCACCCGACCTTCAGCATGATGAACAACAAAAAGAGTATTGCCCTCGCGGAGAATAGAAGTGCCGGGCATATTCATCTCTTTAACCAGAGCAGCGTAAACTGTTGACGCAGGGTGTTGAGATTTAGTCTCTTGAGCCGCAATCATTACAATCGCTTCTTGCCCAAGTTGTTTCTCTTTGCTATCGACTAACATCACATCCCCTTAAAAATTGCAGCGGAATAGATGTTGCCCATTCCAGCCGCCAGACTCATTATCAAGCCATCAGGTGGTGTTGTCGATTCCGAAAGGAATACCGAGTCGGTTTCGGTTCGGTTTTCAATCGCTGGAACAACACCAGACTTAATATCGTCTAATAGTAAAAGCGTCTCAAGCAGCCCGCTACTGCCCATCGTATGACCAATTTTCTGCTTATACGAGGTTGCAACGAATGCTTTTAGCGTTTGGGTCAAAGCGTTCTTTTCAGCTTTGTTGTTGGACGCCGTTCCAGTGCCGTGGGTTTTCACTATTTTAATCTCATCTGGGGATACATTGCCATAGTGCATAGCACCTTCAATAGCTTTAATAAACCCCTCGCCGTCCTCACACTGCCCAATCGCGTTGGTTGAGCGCTCAGACGCGCTGTACGCACCAACCAAACAAGCATGGGGAGCCGTACTTTGCTCTTCCGTTACGGACTGAGACTCAAATACAGCCAAAGCAGCCCCTTGACCAACGCGGAACCCAAAGTTAACCGAATCAAAAGCGGATGGCTTTATGCCCAAATCTTCTTGTTTTTGGGTAAGTACAGCCTTGGCGTCACCAAAAAACTCTAAAACTGCGTTTGAGACACCATCCTCAACCGTTAGCACAATGACGCGCTCATAGTCATAAAAGTCAATAAGGTTGACTACGTCCATCATTACTTTAAGGCTTGAGGCGCAGGCGCTGGCATCAGTTGTAACCATATCCATATTGCCGCAGGACTGCGCAATTCGACCCGCATAGACCTGTGTCAACGTGAACGGCAGGAACTTATAGGTATAAGTTAGGCGAGAGTTGTACTCCCTCTGACCAATGCCTGCAAAATGCGCGTTGCCGCCAGCAAGAATAAACGCCGTTTTGCCAACAGGATTCTCCCGCAGGTAAGCAAGCAACTCAGGGTCAAGCACCTTCTCCGCCAACTTATGTGGCGCATACACTAAACCAGACTTAGTTCGGTTATAGGTATCTGGGAACCAATTTACCTTTTGTGGGTAGATAATGTCGTCAAACAACTCTACGGTTTGTGTGCAAGCCGTGCGATAGTGTGTGAGATAAATCATCTGCACACCTCTTTGACTTCTTCCATTGATGCTGGCTCTTTAGTTTTGTTTGCCATGATTAAGTCGTGCAATTCCTGAACAGACGCTGGCGACCATTCTTTGCTATCGTCATCGGCAATACCATAGAGTTCATCAAAATACATAAGCATGACCAAGCCATCTAGGCTGTCCAAACCAATGTCCTCAAGTTTATCTTCCATCGCGTTAGCGAAGGCAACTACAGTGTGCGCAGGTCGAGCGACCTTCGCCACATAATTAAATATGTCTAAGAAGTTCATGTTGCCGTGTCCTCTGATGGTTGATTGACTGCTCCGACTAGTGCTGTTGCCCAGTCTTGCCAGTTCTCATATATATAAGGGCCGGGGATACCTTCGTTTACAAAAACGTCGATAGCCTTTAAACCTGCTGCCCACTGTTTCCACTCCTCTTCGGGAGTATTTATTGATAGCTGTTGCGCCGCATAAGCCTCGCACATAAGACCCGTCCAAGAGTCCCATGTGTGATAACGAGGGTCATATACAAGCGCAAGTGCCATGTTAATTTCCGAATGGTCTGACGTCTCCTAGCGTTACGCTTAACAGCACCTTACCCATTTGGTAGTCACCGCCTTGAATATTGCTTGTGAAACGCAGGCGTATCTCGCGCCTTTGTTGACGCATATCAATCTTGCCTGTATCTGGGCCAAAAACATAAGGCTCTGACGTTACATCAGCAGATTGAGCGTAAGGACGACCAGTAATTTGCAACGTCATTTCTTCTTGTTGAATAAAGTCAGGCTCAACTCTTTCTAAGTTCACCCAAAAATTTTCACCAACTGGCGCTGTTTGCGCTGGGCCACCAGCCACAAAACCCAAATCACTTGTTTGAAAATAACTTTCAATTGCATCAGCGGATTCGCCAATAACTTGGTCAGTACCAATTTCGTGTTGCCACAAAATTACTTGCCCAGCAACAGTTTCAAAATTTGCAGATTCATCTGATGTTGCTGTTGCACTCGCAGACAGAGTCAAGCTCAAACCAGAAAATGACATTGCTCCAGACACAGCGCCGCTATTAACCACAGACAGTGTGATAGTCGTTCCAACTATGGCTGTAACAATTGCGCCCGCACCAATACCAGTACCTACAACAGACTGATTCTTTACGATGCCAGTTGCACTACTAACGACAATAGTGCTTGCTCCAGAAGAGCCTGTTGCTGTTGGCGACGCTGCATTAGCAGTAATCAAAGTAACTAAAGCGCCAGAAGGAATGCTTGTTGCAACAACCTGCTGACCAACCGCCACCAAATTGTTTGGTGAAATATTAACAACGGCACTAGCGTTTGTTGTAGAAATTGATGCGGTAAAAATTAATTCTTGTTCGCTCAATGTTGCGCCAGCATTAATAGGATAGTGAAACACTTGAGAGAAGAAGCCAGCCGTTCTACGAGCGCCTAAAGAACCACCAGCGTCATACCAACAGTCCTCGCGAACATTGTAAATAATTGCGTCATTACACTCCTCTGAATTACCAGAAGGGAAGTACCACCAAATTTCGCCAAATCGAGGAACTTTGTTAGCATAGACTTTTTGCTGTTGTGCGTAATTCAAATTGTCAAAGAAATAGTTCTGATTAAATGTGTTTTTAATTTCTTTGACTACACCGTTGTACAGCAGGAAACGGTCAACGCCAATCCAGTAATAGATACCGTCATATTCAATCACGCATTGACTAGACATGATTGACGACTGACTTGAGATGATGTCGTAACGCCAGTAAAAAGTCTCTGGAGAGCCTGATATGGTTACCGTAGTAGGTGTATATGAAACACGAATCAATGAATCAAGCGACCAAAACAAACCCGATGGTGCGTTTGAACCACCGCGAACTGGCAAGCCTTTAACAATCTTTGTGGAGGCTACGTTTGTCTCGTTGGCGTCTGGCCCATTCCAATCGAATGGGTTTCCAGCAACACAGTTTTTAATTAGACCGTTATCGCCATACACAAATACATAAGGGTGCAAAACAACCACCCCACCAGAAACTTCAATAACGTCACCCGTTGGGGTTGTGCCAGCGGTATCAGTTAATGGGGATAAGGTTGTGCCGCTAATGTTTCCAGCTAAAACAGGAGTGTTAAAAGTTTGGTCAATCTGTGCCAAATTAATGCCGGGGTGCGCTAACAGCAATTGATTACCAGAGCCTTGCGAATCAAAAGACGAATCAAACTGCCAAAGGTTTAAATCGCTTTCTGTAAACCCGTCATTTATGGTCGCAACTTTAATTGAGAACCCAGAACCAGTTCCGCCAATACTAGCAGCGGTTGCACTCAACGTATCCCCAACCACATAACCGTTACCAGCCTTGGTTAAAGTAACCGAAGTTACTGTAGCGCCAGACACCACAATGGTTGCCTTTGCGCCTGTTCCAGAGCCGCCAGTCAAAGTTACATTTGTGTATGTGCCGTTTGTATATGTAGAGCCACCAACCAAAGTATTTAGGGTCAGAACAAGACCCGTGAAGGTAAATTGATTAATGCCTGCGCCAATACCAAGATTGTTGATATTGACTACCTCAAGACCGTTGTTGTATCCGCTAAAAACTTGGTTAATGCCATCTACTGAGTTGACGTAGATGCCGCGAGAATATCCATTTGCATTGCTGACAATTGAACGGTAACCGCCAATTTTTCTAGGACGACCACGTTGGAAACGAACCCAACGCGCATCGGTGTAAAAGTTCATATCAAAAATAGTGCCGTCCCGCTGGACACCGGGTAACGTGTCAATCGTGAAGACTTTTTTGACCATTAGAATGTACCGCCAGCGATACCGCCAGTAAAGTTACCAGTCCCAACAATTGCTAGTCCAGACGCAGACAATGTTGACCTCAACACGCCAAGAATCGCAATATTAAATTCACCAGAAGCGGCGCGATAAACGCCTGTTGTGGTTTCAGCGGAAAAGTTTAACGAAGGCGAACCAACCGAGCCACTATTCAAACTGACGGTTGAGGAACCCGCCAAAATTGTATTAGCATTAAATAAGTTAACCGAGTCGCAAACCAATGTGGCTTGAGTGCCTGTCGTTAAAACCGCACTAGCACCTGAGCCTGTAGAAATTGTAAGCGTGTATGCGCCACTTGTTGCGTTTACAATGTAGTAAACCTGCACCGTTGAAGGCACAATAATTGTTACGTTACCAGTCAGAGTGCCTGTGTACTTTTGAATGACGTTAGAAGCCTCAGAAGCTGTCAACGTGTACGTTCCTGTAGTAACAGCCTTAGACAGTTGGGTAAACGCAAACTGCGTATTTCTACCTAGTCCAACGGTGTAAAAAGTGGAGCCACTACAAACAATAATGCAAGAGTCTGCTGGTTGAAGCACAATTGACGTGGAGCCATTTATAGTGTTTCCACCACTTCCATCAACAGTCAACGCACCAGTGCCACTGTTACGCACAAACATAAACCAGTTATTGCCAAGCGTAGACGCAAGCGTTAACGTCAAAGTACCAGCGCCACCAGTCCATACATAAGTGCTAGAACGGTCAGTAGCCACAGCCGTGTAGCTAGAAGCAAAGGTTGTAATTGGCTGGCTTTGGTTTAACGTCTGACCAATAGCAAGCAAACCATACCCAGCGAGGGTGGCTGCATCAGCGCCTGAAGAACCAATGCCATAGGCAATAATTCCCCATGTGCCTGCTGTGGTTGCGTTGGTTGTGATGTAAATGTACTGAGCCTCGCCAGCAGCTACAGTCACAATCGTGTTTGCACCAGTGTAGTCTTTGACCGTTACAGCAACAGCGCCGACGTTGCGAATCAAAGCATCTTGACCTACCGAACCCTGATTAGCAGGAGGCATCCACAATTCGTTTGCAGTAGAAGCGGTTGACACCTCCATGATGCGGGCAGCGGCGTCGTCAAGAGTTGAGCCATTAATAGGCCATACCAATTGCAAGTCAGCCGTTAGCGTGATGCGCCGATACGAAACATCCGTTGGTTGGACGACGTTGCCTGTGAAGGGGGAGTTATAACTCATAGTCAGGTATCCAATACAGTTGCTTGGCGGTCACCAATTCTTTGCAAGTCCTCAGCTTTTAGCGTCTGAATGATTTGGTCATAGTTTTGTTGCCACATAGGCATACGCTCATCATTCTTAATGTAGGGCATAGCTTGCAACAGAGACCCATACAGAAGCGCCTGCGGGGCATAAGTGGTGAACCAATTAGTTTGGTTGCTAGAATCAAGCGGTTGAAGCCGCTCGTAATACAGCACTTCAAATTCGTATGCCAACGCAGGAGAAGGCGCTACTAACCAGTGTGTGTAGTCGTAATCAGCATAATAAGCAGGCACACCAGTCGTTGTGGCGTTTGGGTTGTATTCACGCAGGTATTCGTACTTGCGAAGCAATACGGGCTGTTTCTCGCCAGCTACGGTAACATTGAAAGAGACGGTCTTGTGCCAACGGGCAGGCTTGTCTATGATAGGCTGACCTATCACCATCGCAGAGGTTTGTACTGTTAGGTTGCCAAGGAATTTAATTTGGCTGGCAATGATTTGCTCTGCCAGCATAATGAACAAAGGAATCTTGGCAAGCGTATCGGCGTCTGTGCGGTCTAGGTAGGACTGAATGTTCTCGACCAATGAGTCGTAAGTCATTACCGATGCGGTCGTCATTCTGAGGCTCCTTTTTATGCAACATTACGCTCAAAATGAGGGCAATCAACCAAAGATTTGAAGTTACCGCCCCAGCGATTTTTGGGGTTTAAAGTCTCCCAGTAAGCACCTAGCGGCGCAAGAATGCTCTTGTCCCATATTATCTTCCCATCCTTGAAGAAATTCAAGTCGATGGCACAGCGCTTGAGGTGGATAGAATTAAGGGTTTTGGAGCGTCCTGTCTTCACATAAATTGCCTGTTGCTCAGGTGTACGAGCTAACTCACCGCCAGTAACTACAAAGCCTTGCTCTGTAGCATATTGAATTAACTTGCAGGCATCCAACAAAAAAGCAGCCTGTTCTTGACTTAGGCTCATTTGTCTTTCTCCTTGTTTCGCATCTCCATAACTTTTTCTACCGTGCGCCCGCCAAAGTAAGCAGTCATAACCAACATACCCCACTGACCTAGCAAAGACACATAAGTCTCTTGCACATTGATACCTGCGGCGCTTAGACCCGCAAATATTAGGTAAGCGGTTAAAATGTAAACCAAGGTCATTGGGCGAATGTTTTTAGACAGCCAAGAGTCGGAAGACATATCAGCCTCCCAACGCTTAGAGACGTTGTCTTCTTGATTGGCTTGAGCCGTAAGTAAGGCTTGTAATTCTTCTTGCTCTATACGAGCCTTTTCAATACCCAACTCAAGCAAACGCTCTTCGTGGTCGTACTGAAGCTGGCGCAGCTTTGCAACGTCTTCAGGACTTGGATTGTCTGGAATCTTTATTCCAAGAGTGTTCTCAACAACTTCTTTGCCCTTTGCTTGGATTGCAGAAGACAAAAGACCCAAGCCGTTAGAAGCAAGGGTCGTTAGGAGGGAGGCGACTATAGGAATCATTTCTTTGTCATTTTCTCGTGTTCTTCAAGCAACCTGACTTTGACGTGCAACTCGTTGATGTGATTCATCAACTGCTCTTTCATTATGGCTCGTCGCTCCGCAGAGATTGGGCTATCTGTTGGGACGCCCTCTTTGGTAATTAAAGCAGGCATCGAACCTTCAATCTTAGTCAACCGAGTAGAAAAGTCAGAAACCTGACCCAAAAGCCAAGCAAGGGATGCAACAATGACAGGAATTACTGCTTTGAGTAAGTCGCTCCAGTTCATGTCAAACTCCAAAAAATTTCTTTAAAAATTCAGCAGCAACACCCGGCCCCATTAACACAGCCAAAATAACTACATACAACAGATACTCTATTTTGGTCATGCGCTTAGAGCCTTCATCAAACCTTTTTTGTATGCCAATGTATCGTTCAGCGCAAACAGCCTCATGCACTGATAGGCGTGTATCGGTATCCTCAGCCATTTGCGACCTCTGTGTTAGCCGCCTGTATCTGAGGTATAGCTTGATTATGAATAGCTTGAATAAGCTGGAATGACTGAGTGTAAGGAAGTTGACCCAAAGCAGTCAGCAACTCATTAACCTCGTCAATCGTAAATTTTAAATTGATGTCCATAACCACTACCTTATGCAGTTGGTGCTGCTATCCAAGAAGTTGTAGCTTCATCCCATGTGTGCATACCCTCTGTAGGCATAGCTACTGGAGGTTGCCACTGCGCATTAGCATCTAACGCCCAGCTTGGAAATGGTTGTGGAGACACAAACGCATCTATGTCTTCGTGATACTTGTAGCCAATGCCAGCGTAGTTCTTACGCTTGTTGCCGTTATAGCTGGTTTGTTTCCAGTTGCCGCCGAGTACACGTTCGCAGAACGCAGCGCCGATATGTTCTTTCTCAACACCAAAAGCGTCAGCCGTGTCTTTGTTATCAACCACAATGACTTGGATAACCACGTTGTTTGAATCAAGCTGGGCAAAATGTGCCATTACTCTTCTCCTAAATGTAAACCTGTCAGACTCTCGTCCGAACCAATGTACCCTTTTACAAAGGTGTTAAACGAAATGCTAATGCGTGTCCCGTCGCCCTGCTTAGTCTGAACCATATGCGTCAAGTCAGATGGGAAAATAATTAAATCTCCAGTACCTGTCTCATACCACCAACTCTCACTATTCCAATGGTTCCAGTTTTCTGTTGGAATCTTAATACGCTCGTAACCATCTTTGTAAAAATAAATTCTGTCTGTTTCTCTATCTGCTTGTGGGTAAAACACACCAGAGATAATGCTGTTAGGGTGTTGATGCTTATGGTGGTACTGACCCTTATCAGTAAAATTAGCCCACGACTGTGTTATGTATGGCGTTACATCATGCTTAGGCGCATACACCGACTTAAAGTAATCTAACATCGCGTCTTCAATAAACTCACGAATTTCTGTCATCTCAACAGACTTCAAAATCTTTCGGTTTTCGCTAGTCGTATTGCCTTCGTTTGGGTAACGCACTTGTTCTCTAATAAACTTTAATTCCTCTTCCGTTAGCTCACGGTCTAACTTAGAAAAACCTACCGCTGTTGGAAATAGGTTGTTTATGTTCATGCAACCGCCTTATCGTATATCTCTTGCTGACCACGCATTTTTTCTATCTGTTCTTGAGTCCAAATCGTATTGATACTGTCTTCAAACGCCTTTATCTTCTCCATCGTTTCCATCACTTCTTCCATAGTCGGACACGGGCGCGGGTCTTCCCAGCGTGTGAACATGGTGTTGCTGATTTCCCACTTAGCGCCGGGGCGCAGTAAGTGCATAGCTGTGTCGATACCGTAGAGTTGATAAATTTTTGACTCCACTCTCACTCTCCTTATGAGTTTAATTTAAGAATAACAATGCCTGAACCGCCATTTTGTCCTGAAGACGGATTTGTATATCCAGACCCACCGCCACCACCAAGATATGCAGACCCCGCTGTATGTCCAGTATTGTTACTTGCGCCGTTGCCTCCTCCGCCAGAACCACCAGTACCGCCAGTAGTATTTCCTTGACCACCTGCGCCACCAGCATAGGTAACACTAGAACCAGTAATGGTTGATGCTTGACCGTTTCCTCCGTTACCTCCTACTGAATTTGATGGAGCAGTTGAACCAGCAGCACCAGCTCCACCGCCACCACCACCAGCAGAAGATGGACTGCCGTTGCCGCCATTAAATCCTTGGTAAGCTACGGCAGGTGCGCCATTACCACCTGCTGATGGTTGACTTGGAGTGTTACCAGAACCCCCAGTTCTTTGGCTGCCAGCACCACCACCAGAACCGCCATTCAAACCATTTGTAATGTTATGTCCAGCACCGCCACCGCCGTTGGACGTAATGGTACTAAACGTAGAATTTCCTCCGTTTGCTCCATCGCCGTTTTCTGTCGGACTTCCTGCTCCACCACCACCAACGGTTATTGTATATGTAGCTCCAGAACTAACAGGTAGTGCAGTACCCGTTCTAAAACCACCAGCACCGCCTCCGCCAGCAGAATTAGAGCCTTGATTCATAGCGCCACCACCACCGCCAGCAACAACTAGATAATCAACACTAGTAACGCCCTGTGGCATAGTAAAAGTATAAGTGCTGTTAAAAGAAATTACTCCAATGGCAGGGGCTACGTATCTGATGATGACTATACCGCTGCCGCCTGCACCGCCGGGTTGTTGTGGAGAGCCTCCACCACTACCGCCACCGCCACCGCCAGTATTAGCTGTTCCTGCGACACCAGCAATATTAGGGCCTGACCCATTTCCCCCGCCACCAGTTCCACCTGTTCCAGCAGTTACTTGACTATTTCCTGAACCACCGCCTCCAGCGTAAGTAACGCTAGACCCACTTAAAGTAGATGCTGTACCGTTTCCACCATTACCTGATGTTTGTGGGCTTGCAACTCCACTCCCGCCAACACCGGTAGTTGGATTAGCACCGCCGCCGCCACCATTCGCAACGTTTCCTGTAGCCGCACCACTTCCACCATTATTTCCTTGTGACGGTGTAGTCGATGGGGTGTTCCCCGTGCCACCAGCAACAGTTGAACCTGTACCAGATGCTCCTCCACCACCAGAACCACCAGAGCCACCTAAACCGCCAGAACGATTTCCACCACCGCCACCACCAGTAGCAATGATTGATGCAAATACAGAACTAACTCCAGACGGTGAAGTAGTGGCATTTTCAGTTGTTCCGCCAGCGCCTCCTGCTCCAACCAATACAGCATACGTAGTGCCCGGCACAACAGTTAGCGCAGTACCAGTTAAAAACCCACCAGCTCCACCGCCACCGCCATTTACACCACCCCCACCACCGCCAGCCACCACCAGATAATCTACCTCTGTAACACCAGCAGGTGCAGTCCAGTAGCCAGAAGAAGTAAAGCTGGTAGTAACAGTCGAGCCAATACCGGGCCACACACCTGATTTAATAGCTTGCAGCGCCTGTTGCAGCGTCCAGATACCTGAAGCTGATGTGGTTGATATTGTTATCGGAGCCTTGGTGATAATCCGACCGGGATAATTACTCATCGTTCACCTTATGCATTAAATTTGAGGATAACAATACCGGAGCCACCATTGCCACCAATACCAGCATACCCAGATGGGGAATCTGGGTATGTTCCGCCGCCACCTCCAGCCCCTAAGCCATTAACTCCAGCCGCACCTGCTGCAAGAGCGCCAGAACCACCAGCACCACCGCCACCAGCGCCACCAGCGCCAGCAGTAGCAGTAAATGGCCCAGCGCCACTTCCACCTCCGCCACCGCCAGCATACGTTATAGCTGTTCCTGAAATAGATGAAGCAGTGCCAGCGCCACCAGCACCAGATGCCCCGCCAGCGCCAGCGGTTCCAGCAGAAGTAGCCCCGCCACCCCCTCCTACTGCATATGGACTACTCCCTGATGAACTTCCACCTGCAGTACCTTGCACAGCATTAGAATCTGGAGGGCTTGATGAGGCAGGAGTATTGCCAGCTCCACCGGGTTGTCCCCCTCCTGAGTGTCCACCTCCACCACCCGAACCGCCAGCAACTCCAGCCTGTTGAGCGCCGCCTACAGCAATACCGCCTCCACCTCCACCACCAGCAGATGTAATTGAACTAAAGGTAGAATTCCCACCACTTACGCCAGCACTTAAACTTCCTGAAGCACCAGAGCCTCCAGCACCAACAGCAATAGTGTATGTAGCACCAGCAGTAACAGCTAGTGAAGTACCTGTCCTAAACCCGCCAGCACCACCTCCTCCGCCGCTTCTACCGCCGCCGCCGCCACCGCCAACAACTAAATAATCAACGCTGTTAATGCCGTTAGGTATTTGGAATGTGGTTGTAGAAGTAAAACGAATTACATTGCCAACAACTCTTGGTATTGTGTATCTAAGGATGACTATGCCTGAACCGCCTGCGCCGCCTGTAAACCCAAGAGGAGCGCCACCGCCACCACCACCTAGTGATGCAGTTCCTGCTGTGCCGTTACCGTTATTGGTTACATTTCCATTTCCACCACCACCAATTCCACCTAAACCGCCTGTGCCGCTACTTGTACTAATACTTCCGCCACCGCCGCCAGAATAATAAAAGCCAGAACCAGAAATAGATGAGGCTAATCCAGAACCACCATCACCGCCAACATTACTAAGACCAGTACCACCAACTGCGCCTGCACCGCCTCCACCACCAGAAGATTCAACAGGCCCTGAGCTACCAGCCCCTCCATTATTGCCTTGCGATGGAGATGCAGAAGGAGTGTTACCAGAACCTGCTGCTCCTGCATTACCGTTTGCGCCACCGCCAGAGCCACCACTTGCTGCTGCTGCACTTCTAGACCCTCCGCCACCACCACCATTAGATGTAATAGAAGCAGGGGAACCAATTGAGGAATTACCCCCATTATTACCAGCAGCAGAAGTTGAAGCTGACCCAGCCCCTCCACTGCCCACAGTAATCGTGTAAGACGTTCCGGGCGTAACAGCTAATGCAGTTCCAGTTCTAAAACCACCTGCTCCACCTCCAGCCCCTTGAGAACCGCCACCAGCTCCACCAGCTACAACCAAATAATCTACAGAAGTAACGCCAGTAGGACATACCCACGTTTCTGTAAAAGTAAATACTTGAGAGACAGTTGTGCCGTAAAGAGGAAATCTCCCAAGCGTCCAAATACCAGAAAAGGTAGACGGAGGTGTCGCGCTTATTATCTGACCGGGATAACCATGAATTGCCATAGCAACCCCTTATTAAGACGCTATGTCTTCGTAGCTTATTGAGTAGGTAATCCCACTAGCTGTACCAGATGTCACCGTAATGCTATTGCCTTCTTCTAAGTAAATCGCTGTAGTTTTATCCGTAACGATTAACGAAGCATCAGCAGGAACAGAAATTGTGCTTGCAACTGGATACGCTGTACCGCCCGATGGTGCAGAGCCTTGAGCAACCGCGCCGTTTGAGTAGATAGATACCGTAGTATCCACAGCAGCGGAACCATTAACATTGGCAGCAACAATCTGGTTAATTTTAAAAACTTTGCCAGACGCAGCAGCATTAGGTAACAGAACCACCGCAGTAGTAGCTGATGGGGTAAGGTACGTCGTCTTACCAAAAATGGTAGTGACGTTAACAATATTTGGGTTTGCCATAGCGGCTCCTTAGAATCCAAAAATAAAAATTTAAAATCCGAAAATCATTGCAAGCGCTATAGATTTTCCCGCAGTTATGCCACCCGATGCCGCTGACCATGTAGGTGCGCCTGCACCGTTACTTGTTAAAACTTCACCCGCAGTACCCGCAGCAGTAAACGCATATGCAGTTCCAGTTCCGTAAGGCACAGCACCCGCTGTAGGGGCTGATGTACCGTTCGTACCACCATTAGCTATTGGTAACGTACCCGTCACGCCAGTAGTTAATGGTAAGCCAGTAGCGTTAGTCAATGTACCTGAAGTTGGCGTACCTAAAATTGGCGTAACTAGCGTAGGAGACGTACTCAAAACCACGTTGCCAGAACCCGTGCTAGATGTAACTCCAGTACCACCGTTGGCTACAGCCAAGGTGCCTGCAACCGTAACTACGCCTGTGGAGGCTGTAGACGGCGTTAATCCTGTGCTGCCAAACGAAATAGACGATACGTTAGTAGTCGATGCTTTGGTAGCAATTACCTGAACTGTGCCAGTATTATCTTTGTAGTACAGCTTGCCATCAGTAATATTAATAGCCAATTCACCATTGACAAGGTTCCCCGACGTCGGAGCAGCAGACGCCGTTGTGCTGTAATACAGCGAAACTGGCGTGTAATTTGTTTGTGCCATATTTATTCCTTAAAAAGTACCGCCAGTAATATAATTCCATGCTGGTACAGTTGCTCCTGCAATCAATACCTGACCTTGCGTGCCGTTAGCAATATTCGCTACCGCAACCGTACCGCCAACAGTCTTTAGACTGCCAGTAGTGTCATACGCACCATCTGTTGTCCAAGTATCCCCAACTTGCAGCGTAACCTTAGCAATTGTTCTTAACGTGCCATTGTTGTTATAGCTAACAGTTAGTGTAACAGCCGCAGTATCTCTATTTTCTATAGTGATAGTCTTAATAGTTCTGCGCGTAGAAGCAGCAGGAGCAGCGACTAAAGTAACTGACGAAGTACCATTTAAAGCGCCATCGTTAGCGCCTTCCGTAAAAGCCGTGCCAGTATTGTCAGCGTATGCAGCCGTAAAGTCAGGGTTGGTCGTAGCCGCAGCCCCTGACATGGCTACTACAATTGATTTTGTGGTTGCGTCAAGGATTAACATATTTTTTCCTAAGAAATAAACCAAGCATACGCATTAGCTTGGGATGATGAGCCGCCAGTTGCTGCTTGCCATGCCGCTGTGGTTCCATCAGAAGTTAAGACATATCCATTAGAGCCTATCCCAAGCCTTGTGGCGCTATTTGTTCCATTCCCTATTATAAGGTCGCCAGTAGTAGTAATGGGAGACAAAGCATTAAACGCAGCAGACGCAGAAGTTTGTCCTGTACCACCGCTAGATATGCCTAATGTGCCTGCAAGAGTAATAGCGCCAGTAGAAGCAGTAGCTGGCGTTAAGCCACTTAAAGAGGTAGTGAATGACGTTACGCCACCAGTTGAAGCTGCCCAAGTAGGCACTCCTGCTGCAAGTGTTAATACAAATCCGTTTGTGCCAACAGACAGCTTACTTAACGTATTGGTCGCAGAGGCATATAAAATATCTCCAGTCGTATACGTGTTTTGACCCGTGCCGCCATTAGTTGCACCTAAAGTGCCTGCAAGCGTAATCGTTCCGCTTGATGTGATTGGGCCACCAGATGTCGTTAATCCAGTTGTGCCGCCTGATACATCAACCGAAGTAACAGTGCCGCCTGTAGAAACCGCAATATTTGTAGCGCTAGTAATTTGCCCTTGAGCGTTAATTATTATTTGCGGAATGTTTGAAGACGAACCATAAGTACCAGCAGTTACGGCTGTATTAGCAATAGCTATGGTTCCAGTGGTGGTAATAGGCCCACCAGTTAATCCTGTGCCTGTAGCGATTGCAGTTACACCACCGCTTCCACCACCAGTTCCTAACGTAGTCCAGCCAGAGGTTGTATATGCCTCAACAACTCCAAGGTCACTGTTATAGCGCAACATACCGCCAACAGGCGTTGCTGGACGAGCAAACGAACTACCTATAGGCAGCGTTAAACTAGCAGTACCGGGGATTATTGGGTTACTAGTAATTGAGACAGTAGGGGTGGTAGTGCCGTTAACAACTGTTATTTGATTTGCTGTACCTGATACGTTAGTAACAGAACCAGCACCAGTGCCAAAAACTGACCAAGCACCGTTTTGATAAAACTCAAAATTAGCAGTATCTGTGTTGTAGCGAACTACACCATTAACACTTAACCGTTGAGCCGTTGTGCCAGAAGGGACTTGAACCCCACCAGTACCGGGCAATATTGGATTGCTTGCAATACTTATTGTCGGAGCGCCGCCAACTGCATTTCCATTGGCAACAGAAATTTGATTTGCCGTTCCCGTAATTGACGTTGCCGAAACACCGCCAGCCGTCGTAATAGTCACCAAACCATTTGCGCTAACATTTGCAAAGTTTAAGACTTGACCAGACAAAGCAATCGTAGGATTGCCAGAAATGCCGTCGCCGTTAGTAATTGACAGACCATTGCCAGTAACCGCTATAGAACGGTTTGTAATAGCTGTAGAAGACGTTTTTACCTGAAAGCCAGTACCAGAGTTCACTAAGGACAATAAAGCGCCTGTAGTGCTGATATTAAAGAGTCCTTGAGCGCCTGCATCCGTAATTACTAAGCCATTTGTAACGCCAACATAACGACTGTTAGGCAAACTTGATTCTTGGTTTACCGTTAAAAATGTCTGGGTTTGCGATGGGGATGCAGCAATTGCACCAGTTGTCGTGCGAACCGTAACCCCATTCTGAACGATAGGAACCGACTCTGTGCCTGTAATAGCACCAGCGGCTGGAAGCTGAGTAATCGTGACTTGTGCTGACATTTATGTACTCGTATTGTCTGGAGGGTTCGGTGCAATTGTGTCCTTGTTCCCTGTATTAGTAGGAGTTTGAGTATTTTGTTCGGTCGAAATTTGGAATTGACTTGAGCCGTCCAAGTTCTGGCTTCCTGTCATTAAGAAATTATCGTTAGCCGCAACACTCACATCAGGACGTGCAAACCGAAGGTTAATCCTTTCGGTTTTCCGCGCCGCCAAACGGTATGGGTCAAGGGTGTCCCAACATCCATCCCCACAAACACGAAGGCCGGGGGAGTTGCCATCAGGTCTTAGATTCACATACGGCTTCTTCATCTTGCATCTATCGCATACCGCAATAGCAAGTGAAGTCAATCCCGTTGTGTCTAAGAAGATTGGCATCTATTACCTTGTATAGACGGAAATGTTAGGGGCGAAATAAATCGGCGACTTGTCGCGCTCTTCCTGCTCCGCTTCGTACAAATACTTTTCAGCCATCTTTTCTAGATAACCAATTCTATCCATTGGAACTTGAGGCATCTCAAGGCTCATACGGTGAGCCAGCATAAAGACCACAGCCTCATACCAGCGCTGAGGTATTTGTAACTCGTCAGTCAAAGCACCTACGTCCATAATTTGGCTGGAGTACCACACCGTCATTTGCACAAAGGCATTGCTAGGGGTAGGCCATAAATAAATCGTAGGGTTCGGAATAGTGCGGTCGAACCAAAATTGGTAAGGCTGGTTAGCCGTAAAGTTCTTATTTGGCAGATTTGTGTAGTCATCGCGATTTAAGCGCGACATCATCACTTCGGTGCTGTTATTGCCGATATACCACTCACGAAGGGCTAAAGTAGTGCCTCCAGAGGCAACAATGCGGTAATAAGCGACGTTTTGACCGGGGTCAATGTCTGTCCATACCCAAGTATTGTCGGTCACAGCAATCGCACCAAGGTTCTCTAAAGTGGTAAAAGTCGAACCATCAGACGAATATTGGAGCGAAATATTCCATGTAGCAGACCCACCGCCTGAGATATAAGGCAGGAAACCAATAGAACCAGCGTAAATTGGGTTAGTTACACCGTAATTAACCGTGAAATTGCCATTTGCTGAGGTTTGCTGACAATACGTCTCAATATTGCCGTCATAAAGGTTTGCAACCACACCACCTGCGGAAGAGGTGTAAGCGCCGTCAGGTCGATTCATCGTGCGATATAGCACGTTTAACGTGTCTACAGCGCCATCAGGCAGCGTGTAGCGGTATTTGTCAGGTGTAAGCCCAATAACTTCTTTTTGAATGCACCAATACTGAATGCCGCGATTAATAAGGTTTGAGAGAAGAAACCCAAGAGATTGACGAGCAGATAAAACTTGCTCAGAAGTCAGTTCTTCAGCCAACTTACCGCACCGACGAGCGCCGTGGTCAATCAAGGTTTGCACATTGACTGTTTGACCGTAGGTGTCCGAGTACGCCATTATTTTTCCTTACCAGTTTGGTGAAGATTTGCTCTTTGATGCGGTATTGACTTTGCAATCGTTAAGGTTGATTGAACCGCCTTTGGCTTGTTGCGAAACAGGTTTTTTTTGGGCTGCTTTTGCTCTAGCCCTATTTCTCATTTCACTAGCCATGTCGTCCATTTCTGTTTCTTCGGCAGACCTGTTGGCTGTTTTGGATTGCTTGACGGCATCCATTTCTTCACCAGTAACGGTAACTCCGTTAGAGGTATAAGTTGTACCCGGCTTATCGTTAGCCGAGCGGCTTTTCATAAAATCATCGTACTTAGATGTAGCATCAGCCATTATTTTTCCTTTACCAACCGGGGCATTTCCACCGTTTTAGCGATGCTTTAGCTCTCGGAGCATCGCCACTTGAATGTTCAACCACTCCTGACATTCTCGCGCAAAAACTGTCTTTACGCGACCCTCCTTGTGGTTGTGGAGCCTTTAAATTACTACCTGTCTCTTTGTTGTACTTAGCTCGACCTTTAGCAGTCAAACCAGCGCCTTGCTCAACTGATAGCTTCTCGCCGCGACCAACGGCAAGACTTGGCCCACCTTCTTTAAACTTTTTCCCCTTATCAGCCTTAGCAAACTCTTTGCCAACTTTTTGAGGGATTCCAACTTTTTTGGCAAACGCAGGATTGTGCGCAACCGCTTGCATCAAATTGTGCTGGGAAGATGATTTGCTAGGCATGATTACCAACTAGATTTTTTAGCAGAACCGCCAGTTTTTTTCTTGGCAGTTTTTGCAGACTCTACAAAGTCTTGTTTTGTTGGCGCACCTTTGCTACCAACTTTGCGCATCTTTTCGCCAGAGCCTTCAGCAATTCTCTCGCGTTTTGCATTAATGTTGGCATAGAGACCACCGCCTTTCATTTTCTTTTCAGAGAATAATTTATCCACGATTGCCACCCGTTGAGGTTTTGTTGTTACGTTTTTGATTATTTCAGCACGTTCTGGTTTGCTTTTGCCTTCATAAAACCCAGCTTTTTTTAAAGATTGGGAAATTGATTTGCTTGACATAATTAGCCGCAAAAAATTGTAACTGCCGCACTTGTGGGCAGTGTGACATGGATGTTTGTATTGAAGCGGATACCGTTGCCGGGCAACAGCGTTGAAAATGGATTGGTTGGCGTAGCAGAAATATTGACTCTTAATCGAACAGTTCCACCAGAGCCGCCATCTCGAAATACAATTTCACCAGCAGTACCGCCAGTTAATAATTGATACCCAGCAAGATTCGTCGCGCCAGCGTAAATTGTTCCAGTCGAGTCTCTGTGTTCTGAAAATACATTTGTCAGTGTTGACATTTAAATCTCCAATGAGAAGTAGGGGGCGAACCCCCTACTCGTTTTCAACAAGCGCGTCCGCCGCTTTTCTTGCCTGCTGGTGAAACCGTAACCGATTCTTTGGTTTTGGTAACAGCGCGAGGGCCGGGGGCATTTGGTGAACGTAAACCCAAGCCTTTCATGTACAAATCGCCATATTCATCAGCAAATTCGCCAGCCTCTTTAACAAACTTACTATTACGAGCCTTGTTGTACATTTCTTTTGCCATGCTCAAAGGATTCATTGCATCCTCTAATTCACGACCGTACTTCGCGGCTTTATTGTAATCAGAAGTTGACTTATCCCCACCGTCATCAGAAGAAGAGCCACCAGTAGCCATACGCTTAGGCGAACCATATTTCAGGTTGCTGTCAGTTTTGGCTTGACGCATAGCAGTTTTGTTTTCAGCCTTATTGTTTTTCAACAAGCGGGCTTCAGCAGGAGTTGCGCGACCACCAGTCTTGTAAGTACCAGCCAATTGGCTAATCTTTACAGAAGATGGAACAGGTTTGTTGCCTTCTGGCATCGCGACGGCACGACCTGAATTAACAGTTCCCCCCGTCGCGTAGGCTTTTTTTGAGGTTTTGCCCCCCATCTTGTAGCCACCAGCATTGGACTTGGTAACGCCACCAGTCTTGTAGCCACCGCCGTTGCCGTTCTTAACGTCACCAGTTTTAGCAGGAGAGTGGTCAGGCTTTGCTGTGTGCATCATAGTGTCGCGATATGCACCGCCTTGTTTTTCGGTGTTGATGATGCCGTTACCAGCCACGCCACCTTTGGCAAACTTCTTGATGTCGCCGCCTTTTTTGTAGCCGCCTTGACCGTTGGTTACGCCGCCAGTCTTCAGACCTTTGTGACCTTTGCTTGCAGGCTTGGACTCATGAGACTTCAGTTCTTTCTCAAGACCCTTCATCTTTGACATCTCAGCCATGTGAGTCTTTTTGGACTCGCCGCCTTCAGCTTTACCGCCTTTTTTCATAGGAGGAGCAGCCATTGCAGGGCCTGACGGAGTCACCGCAGGTTTCTTAGCCATCATTGCCTTGCGACGTGAAGCCATCGAAGGTTTGCCCGGTGCGCGAACTGGAGCGTTAACAGCAGGACGACCAACCAAAGCAGGAGTGCCAGACATCATGTCCAAAGCACCACCACCCATAGCCATCTTCTTGTGACCAGATTCAGCCTTACCGCCTTTTTTCATGTTGACGTGACCACCCTTTTTGAGCTTCAGAATAACTGAAGGCTCAGTGGTCTCCATCTTAACCATTGGTTTGAATTGACCCATGACTGTCTCCTTTAGGCTTGAGTTACGCCGAGAGCGCCAACGCGAGTAGCGTTAGGGCCAACTGCGATAGCAGGCAACAAGATTCCCATTACGGTGCGAACAATACCGTTCGACGCAGTAGCAGGGGTGTATGTACCGCGAACGTCACCAGTAGTAGTCGTAGCAGTATTAGTGTCAGCAGCGACAAACGTGCCAGCGTCTTGCGCTAGTGTGTTGTTGCTCTTGACGCTTGCTACATAAGCCACGTTGGCTACGCGAACTGGAATACCTAACACGTTGGTTGTACCAACAGTCAGAGCAGTACCTGTAGCGCCACTTACTGTCACAGAGGAAATGATGTAAAAGGCTTTCAAACCGCTTACAGAAGTGCTAACTGCGGCGCTAGATGTGATTGCCTCGCTCATTGCTTGACCGTAGTAATCAAAGCCAGAAACGGTCACGGTCACAGGAGCCACACCCAAGGTGTAGGTCAAACCTGTTGGTGTACCTGCGGTGGTCACAACTGCTGCACCTGCTGTAGTAGTCAGGGTTGCAGATGTAGCTGTCACAGCGGTCAAAATGTAGGTTGTTGGGTCTGTGTAGCCAGTGATAGTACCTGTACCACCTAAAGTGCCAGAGATGGTCAAACGCTGACCAGTTACCAAACCTGCTTGTGAGGTGAAGGTAATACCACCAGATGTGTTAGCAATCACAACGCTTGACAGAGTAGCGACAGCGGCGGTTGCAGTCGTCACACGAACACCGCGAGGCATATCAAGCGCTAGTGCGGCAGAGCCAGCAGTAGTAGTGACCGACTTAACAGACGTGCCAGCAGTCAACGTCAATGCGCCAGCGGCAGCAGGGGTTTGCGATGCAGCGATGTTGTTTGCAATAGCAGCTTGAGGAACGACATCCCACACATAGATACGACCCATAGGGCCAACACCTGTGTCCATTGGAGCAGGGTTGTCAAACGGTACGTTGGTGTGCAATGTCAGCGCAACGGTATTTGCAATGTTGATTGCTTGGTTTAGGGTGTATGTACCAGCACCGCCAGTGCCAGAAACAAATGCTGTGATGTAAGTACCGTCGGTTACGCCTGTACCGTCAACATACATACCAGCCACGATAGGTGCGCCAAAGCCCACAGACGTGATTGTTAAGGTTGTTGAAGAACTACCACCAGTACCACCGATTGCGGTAGTGCTGTAATTGCGAAAGCCAGTGCCAATATAAGTTTGCGCTGGGCCTAAAAATAGGTCGTCTGAATACTGAGGCATCGTCTTCTCCTTGAAAAGTTTGACGAATGATTAAACAAAAAGGGGCTGGGTTTTATCCCAACCCCCTGTGGCGCTTTAAACGCCCGGTGTGCCGTAAACGGCGCGTGGGTCAGTGAAGCCCACTTGGTAACGCTCGGTAGCCTTATAGCGCATGGAGTCGGTTTCGAAATCGCCTTCCATAGTCTTTTCTAGCTTACGACGCATTAGCAACTTCATGCCTTCTGGAGCGTCTGTCTGCACCCACCAAGCGGTAGACGAAGTCAAACGTGACAGAACAGCAGCGCCTTCGTCAAGCAAGCCAATTGACTTGATTGGGTTGACGTCGTTGTTGCCTGTACCAGCGCGAAGAACTGATTTCAACAGAACTTCAGCTTGGAAGACATTGCCGGGAGCCACAATCAGTTGACGTGGAACCAAACGAATCTTCTTGCCATTGTTGTCCACAGCTTGGCGAATCTGAATCAGCATCTGCTCAAGCGATGTCTGGGACAGGTTAGCGGCTGTAGTCAGCAAGTTGCTGAATGTACCGTTGACGATTGGATGTGAAGCGCTATTCAAAGCAACGCCATCACCACCGGGGTAGCTTGAGTTGAACGCACGGTTCAATACGTTAGCCGACAGTGTTTCTTTAGTCTCAATCAAAGACTGAGCCAAGTGACGAGCGTAAACCTGACCGATACGGATATGGTCGCCATCTTCAACCAGCACTTTGGTCAACGCGAAGGCCAAGCCATACACGTTGTAAACATAGCGCTGCAAGAAGAGAACACCACCCTGCTGATACGATACTGGAGTACCGTCAGGCAGTTGAGGTGCTGCGCCAAAACCATAAAGGACTGGCTCTTCGTGATAGTTACGCGGAATACCTTCTTGTTCGCGGAAAACACGCGACCATTCATCGGTACGTTGGTCATAGACTCCATCGAAGCATTCATTGAGAATTGGCTCAACGATACTTCTAAAGTCCGTACTGCGCATTGGAGCGGCCATGTTCTAGTCCCCCTTAGATTGCGTTGATGGTGGCAACATACTGGCTACGGCTCACTTGAACCTGAACCACGGTGTATGCGTCACCCCATGCGTTATCGACACCGGGCGACAAATTGATGATTCGCAAATCACCAACAGCACTCGAACCCACCAAACTCGTAGAGATGGTGCATTGCGACAGACCTGTGGTCGTAGAGCCAGCAGAAATGTTTGTAAAGTTTGCTTGGTCACCAACCGAAGTTTGAGCCAAACTACCATCTGCCTGAATGTCGTAAACGATATTAGGGTCAGAGTAGTAATAAGTCACCTGAGAACCAGTTTGGTATGCAGTGTTTGCAATCCATTGGTTACTCACAACACGACGACCAGTTAAGTCAGTGTATTCTTGACCAGCGAAAGCACCTTGGAAGGCGCTACCAGCAGTAGCAGCAACGATGTTGCCACTAGTGTTCAGTGCTACAGGCTGACCCTTTAAAATGCCAGTGTTGTAGGCTGAAGCAATACCGTTGGAAAGCGCAACCGCTCTATCCAAACCCGTTGGGTGGAAAGACGGACGCAGACCAAACGGAGCATTGATTGAAGACATAGTCTTACTCCTAATGTTCAGTTAAACACCCTACCCCGCAAAGTGTGGAGCAGGAATCGGTTTGTCAATGTCATTAAGCCCTTCGCCTTCAATCTGACCGAGGCTTCTGCCTCGACTATCACGCCCAACATTTTGCTCTGCTTGAAGGCGAATTTTGTTCGCTTCTTCCAACGGCGCATCATGATGGAAATGAGACATCACCTCTTGGTACATCTCCATAGGGATTTTGTACAGAAGCATCTCATTACACGCAATATAACCTTCATGCTCTCCAGCTTTTACACGGTTATTTCGCATATCAGGTAACTCATCCGCTTTCACGGGAACGTACCCTAATCGAATCCGTTTATCTATGCTGTCGTAACTGTTAGTTGTCGATAACCAGCAAACGTGCCATCCCT